GTTTTTGTCATAATCAAAAACCTGATCTAATTTAAGTTTTTGGATTTTGGCTTGATGATCTATGCAAGACTTCCATCCAGCAGCTCTACCGGCATAATAGCCATTATCGTAAATTTCTGACTTACGATGTTCATCCCAAAAATATAAAGCTGCTCCAATTAAACAGCCTATAATAAATCCGTATCCTACTATTTCCATTTCGCTCCCTAATATCAAGCGGTTGCCTGATACAGAAAGTATGACTTAAAGCAAGGACAGTTGGTTAACTACTTACGGCGTGTTTTATAACGATTAGATAACGCCAAGATCCTCAAGATCGTCGATATGGTCATCAATCGTCCTATCCCGATAATCGGTTTCAAGACCCATAAGTCCGTCTATTATAGGTAAATGATCCGTCATGATTAACTGGGATCAGCTCTACTTGATGGCCTTTCTTGCCAAAACTTAGGACTGTAAAGCCCATATTCCAATCGGCTGAATTGTATTTAAGATAAGAGGCTTTACGCATGTCCATTAGGTGTCCTGCCTCAATGCCCCAAATCGTCGAATAACGGCCGTTTAAGCCAGTTTGGTGTCTGACTGCACCCTGCCTATGGGAGTGGCCACAAACCACGCTAGAATGCCATTTCTTGGCCAAATTAAGGCCTGTTATACCTGCGTGCTTAGACATGTTGCCTTCGTCTCCATGAGCCAAGTGCCAGCCTTTTTCAAACTCGTAGGCTCGCTTATGAAATCTAATCCCTAAGCTGCTGAAATCCATAAACTTGTCATAGGCTAATTCAGGTAATCCAATAAGTGATGGCGCACCTTTGAGTAATGTTTGATAAATTCTATCTGTGTGATTTGACCGGACAATATCGGTCGTGCCTAGATCGTAAAGGATCTCTTGCCCTAGTTTTCTTTCCTCATCTAAGGTTTCTGCAAACTCTAATTTTGTGCCTTTTGCCCAACGGCTTTGTGAACCTAGATCCATTTCATCACCAACATTTAAGACGAAATCAAACTTCTCGTGCTTGACCATCTTAATTAAATTGGCAACTGCTTTTGGATGATGCAGCGGTATTTGCAAATCCGGTGTTACTAAATACCTACGATTAGTTTTAATCGTCATCCTCATCTGGAGTTGGGATAGTTGGGATTATTCCTTTGTCGCCCACAATCCAGTCAGGCATTGATTCAGGATTATCCATTAAATAAAGCGCACAGGATTCATTAAATCCAGCCTTGCGTGCAGCTCTAAACATTTCATGCTTTGCAATATAGAATTGATCTAGTTTAGATAATGGCTCAGGAGTTTGGCGAACTACTCTCCGATTAACCTTTTTGCGTGGTGTGCGTTTTCGTGTGTTCGCCATAGCAGAAATTATCGCTTACTAATTAAGACAAACAGATCATCAACACGCTGTTCAAGTCTAGTAATTTGATCCTTGATCGAACTTCCAGAATTTGGTTTCAATTCTTGTAAGTAAGATTTAATAACCCAACGCAGACCCAGCAATAAACTTGTTAATACGGCGCTTACTCCAACGGCTATGCCAACCCATTCGTTTGCGGTCATGACGCATTGATTCCATAATCAGCTTCGCTCCCTGACTTTGGATCTAACGCTTTGGCAATAGGCGCAACAATTGCACCAAGCATAGTTGCATAGGCTGGATGTATGTCAGCCACTATTGCTAGGGCAACTGTAATTCCACTAGCTGCAACAGCTCTCAAATATGACTTAATTGCTGCTTTGTGTTTTTTAGATAGTTTCATTAATTGCCTTTCAGTAGTGGGATGTCAAACTCTGCTTTGTTATTGTCTTGATCTTTTTTGAAACTGATATGTATATGGTGATCGTGTGGTGAATAGCCCTTATATTTACGCCAGCGCCAATTAAGCACCGGACTTGCAATTTTGCCTAAATGAATTACATAACTGATACGGCCTTGAGATTTCCCATATAATCTAATTTGATCTGCCAAGTATGCTGAAAGCCTTTTGTCGTCAGATAACCGAGCAGAAATGTCAAGCCCTCTAACGCATCCTGTTTTTGGATCAGGGTTGTGGTCGGATTTGGTGGCTCGTTGCATATGTGCCACAGAAGCCAGCCATCCATCACTTTTACGATCCCTGTCTGGATAACACTCATTGACTTGATCTCTGAATGTTTCAGCAGCTTTAGATAACCAAGGCTTCATTAGCCAAGTATTGTTTTAAGTTCATCAGCTGTTAAACCAATGCGATTAAGAATTGCTGCCTTAGCAGCTTCTTTTGCTTCGGCTTCGGTTTTTATTGCCTGAGCATTAGCAGCATCTAATTCCATTTGGGCAATTTCCTCAGCGTTTGCATCTCTAACAATTTCCTCGCCTGTTTCGCAATTAACAATTTTTACCTGTGGTTTTGTCTTAGTCATTATTTCACTCCATATAGATAATAAGTTCCACCTGTGAAAGTATTTATGAAACCACCAGAACCCATTGATAAAGAAGTTATTGCTCCGGTGGGAGCAAAATATCCAGTTATATTAAAGGCAGCATTTCCCGTATTTGCTATAACATTAAATTGGTGAGTTGCAGTTGCATCGTTGTAAAAAGGTATTAACACCGTTGTTTTGGATGTTGCAGCACTTTGCGCACATTCGCCAATCCGGCCAAATGTTGTTGCAGCACTTGCTGTATTGGCTGTTGCACCAGTTGTCATATAAACATCTCGATAAGAACTTGTTGTGATGCCATTTAATCGCATATTTAACATTCCACCCGAACCATCTTTATGACCAGTAACATATAACAACAAATGAGTATATGATGCACTAATACCTGAAATTGTTACTGTTGTGCCACTTAAAGTTCCAGTTGCTAATTGAGTTAAAGACCCGCCTGTTGGAGCAGCAACCCACTCAGGAGCAGTCGCACCAGAATTAACAGCAAGAATTTGTCCTGCTGTTCCAAGTGCTAATCTAGTTTTAACATTAGCAGTTGATGATCGATAAGCAATATCACCAAGAGTTGTTTCTGGATTAAGGTTTTTAACAGTTGTATCAACTGATGAACCAAGTGTGCGAATAGCAGCTGCGCCATCTTTGACCAGCGCGGTGTCATCCGGTGTAGTCCAGCTATAATTAGTAGTGGTTGCCATTTTATCCTTTTCCTATGCGACTATTGTAGCGTATTCCCAAGTTAAAGTTGGGCTTAAAGTGTTCCATGCCTCGGTGGCTGGAGTTGTATTCCAACGCATCGCCACTTGGCTAAATGCGACTGGGGAAACATTGATAGTTAAAAACAGCTCATTAAATCGTGTGCTCCATGACCAGCCCTCAACATAACCTTCAAAATCTCCACCTGATATTTGGCTCGGTAGGTTTTGAATATGAACTGGCATCCCCATAAATACAGCTAGTAGATCATCCCGATCTGCGTTATCAATTTCAGGGTTAGTGATTGGGAATGTGATCGACTGGAATGCTGGTATTGGATAAGCTCTTTGTGCTATGTATCGATCTGCAATTGCCTGAGCATCGACAGCACCCTGAACCCTTGAATTAATGCTTTCGGCTTTGTAGCCATATAAGGCAATTGAAGCTGCATCTGTGGCAGTAACTTGTGAATTGTAATTGTTGCCATAATTGATATAAATATCATTACGAACATCTGCTGATCTCATAATTGTAGATAAACCTTGACCTAAAGCGTGCCGAGCATCTAGTTCAACATAACCATTAATTAAAAGATAATTCTGCCTATGATCTGCGTCTGCATAACCGATATTGCCTTGATTGTCTTCATAAATATATCCAAATGCTGAATTAGCGATATCTGAAATAATGTTGTAGATGGTGTCCACAGTTGTAGATTGAGCAGTCATGGTATAAAGACCCGGCTGATCAATTTCCCCAAGCCCTAGATTGACTGCATCTTCCCAAGTTTCAGTTGCATCATAAGTTGACCATTGAGAAGCTGCTGGAACATCATTCCAAGTGCCAAGTAATATGCTAGATAAAATCTCATATATTTGGTCGCCATCTTCATCTTGAGAAATGTTATCATCCCAAATTTCTTTGGTTAATTTTGTTAGTGTTCCCATTGCTAAAATGGTGTATTGAATAACTGTTGCAATTTGACCCGTTGCACCTACTGAAACAGTTACATCTGTTAAATCTCCACCAAATAAACTTACATAAGATCCAGTTGAGTCTTTTACTTGTAAATCAAAACTATCGTTTATTTCAAAAGGTAAAGTTTGGTTATTTAATGCAACCAGCGTAACTTGCATATATGAAGGAAGCGGCTGTTGGTATATGTCAGATCGACCTGCTGTATGCTGAACATCTGA